GAGCATTTTGACTCAACTAAGCCAAATGATATTGCTACATTAATCTATATAAATGAAGACTATGATGGTGGACACATATATTTTCCAGAATTAAATATTTATGTAAAGCCACAAGAAGGTGACTTGATTTGTTTTCCAGATACACCAGATTTTGTGCATGGTGTCAAGCCAATTAAAGAGGGCATTAGATATACAGCACCAAGATGGTTTACCCGCATTGTGTGATAAAATAGTACATTATGTCAAGCCCATCAAATATTTATGCAGAGAAGGTGTTCTCTGAGCATCCTATAGCATTATGGGCATTAGATGATAAAGCAGACTATATTTCTTTAATTGCTGAATCAGATAGAGATTTAACATCTTGGGCTATTACTGGCGGTACTGCTCAAGTAGGTAGCGCATTAGATCAACCATTTCCAGAAAGTATAGTCAATGAATTAGTTGGAGATTTAGTAGTAGGAGACTATGGCACAATCAAATGTGTAAGTAATGAATTAATATCTTTTACATCACTTAATACAGATATGGCCACTTTTTCAATAGGTGCATATGTTTATTCATTAAGTCCATATATTTCAAGCATTGATATTGGATACCAATATTACAATCCATCTATGGGCAATATTGTTGAAAAAATAAAAACATATAGTACATCTATATATAATCAATGGTTCTTTGTTTCTGAAACATTTGATATTCCAAATAAAGATACCGAACTACAAATTATTTTAAAGATTAATTATATTGGATCATCTGAAACTACTGACGACTATCATTTTTTGGTTAATGGAATAACATTAGGTCAATGGTCTGAGGAATTTAATTCATTTTCGTTGGGATCTGACAAAGTTTCAATTCCATCTAGCATTGCTATAGATCAATCATATGGCATTACAGCAGATGCCTATGGTTTACAGGAATCAACTGGATATTATTTGGTTAAAGATAATGCATTGATGGCAAAAAATTCTGGAATTCCTATGGTATATGGAGCAAACAATGTTACTATTTTATCCCCAAATGATTTACCATCTGTTATAGTTCCAGGAAATGGATTTTTAAATGAATCTGGTAAATTTAATGAGTATACATTTGAGATGTGGTTACGAATTAATTCAGACTCTTATACTAATAAAAGATTCTTTGGACCCATAGGTTCCACCGATGGACTATATGTTAATGGTCCATTTATTACATTAAAAATTAATGACTATTTCGACTCACATTATGTTGGAGAATGGGCAAGACCAATGCTTGTCCATCTTAGAATTAGCAATAATTCGGCAAGTTTGTTAATTAATGGTGAAGAAGTAATTGTTTTAGACTTTATTACGGCAAATCTAACCTTTCCAGATAAATTAAATAATTCTGGAAAAGATCAAGATTGGCTAGGTTTTTATTCATATGACGATGTTTCTCCAATAGAACTTGATTGCATTTCTTTGTATGGCTATCCAGTTTCTACAATTGTTGCAAAACGAAGATTTGTTTATGGTCAGGGAGTAGAGATACCAGAAAATATTAACGCATCTTATAGCGGAACATCAACTTTTATTGACTATGCCTTTGCTGATTATACAAATAATTATAATTATCCAGATTTAGGTTCATGGTCTCAGGCATCTATCGATAACCTAAGTGTTGTTGATAATATGCTAACATCTCCAGATCATCAATTACCAGAAATTATTTTAAATTCTAAATCAGTTGCTGAACTATATAGTGATTGTAAAACTATTCAAAATGAAGACTCTTTATTTTTAAATTTAAAACCTACGTCCTCATGGAATAATGTTGATGGTTATTTATTATTTAATTCACTAAATGTTTTAGCAAATGGAACTAAATGTTTTTATGGTATATTCAAAGTGCCATCATTAACTTCAGACAAGAGAACATTGTTTAAAATAGAAAATCCAATAACAAATAATACCTTTACAATTGAATTATTTGAAGATAAAATTAATTATATTTTAAAGTTTGACGGACAAGAATCAATAATTTATTATTCTGTTGGAATAATGGCAGGGGAAGAGTTTTTAGTTGGAATAAATATAGATGAGTTTGCAAATCAAAATGGTTCAAACGTTATGTCGTTTTTTGGCGATCTTGGGTCACTAAAATTATATGTCGGTGGATTTAAAGATTTTGATAATACCTTTAATGGAAATATTTATAAAATTGCTTTTTCAACACCAAAGAATTTTTCCGAAATGGATAATCTTTTTAATGAATATGGAGTTCCAGTAAATTACGAAAATATATTTAATCAGTATAGTCAATATGTAGACTATGATGCTGGAGATACTTATTTTGGAGACCAGGGTGCATTTTGGGAGTATGTTCTTGATGGAGGAACCCCATCGTCTTTTGCATCAACATTTGCTAAAGATCATTTAGCAAGTTATAGCCTTGTTCCTAAGATATACTTTGAAAAATTCCAATTAGATATTGATATTAGTGGCTCTTGGGAAGATAATATTCCATTATCATATTTTGCACAATATGTTGCTGATAAAAAAGGCGATCAGTATTATGATTTAGATTTTGTTCAATTTAACCTAAACTATCCAGCACCATCTAATTTTATAGAAGAAGAAACTACTGGATCATGGTCATACAATGAATTGAGATCAGAGTATCAAAGTCCAATACAAAGAAATTACAATACATTAGATAACCACTTGTATACAGGATACATTGACTATGAAGATTTAAAAAATAAAGCAGTAAAGAATTATAAATATGATACAAGCAATTCATTAGTAAAATCTTATATTACTTTTCAGTATACAAACACGGGAGCGACAGAACCTTGGTCATTTTTTGTTAAAACCGAGAAGGCTCCAAAAAATGGCATAATTGATCCAGGATCTGATTGGATTAATACTAGGTATGAACTAGTAGATAACATGTTAATCTATCCACCAAAGGGTGCTGACTTTAATGATCTTTCTATGGTTATTACTTTGAGATTTGAATTAAAGGGAGTTACACAATACAAAACAAAAATAAAGAAATTACAATTAGCATCACAAGCATTTAATGATGCGACACCAAATCCAATCGGAACTAGATTTGGAATTCCACTATATTCATATCGTAAATCAGGGTTATATTATGATTATAAGAATTCTAATCCATATACAATTTATAAAGGAAGTTCCCCCTATCTTTATTTAACCAGATATTCTGGAGTTCAGGTTAGAGGAGAGTATGATCCAGCAATCAATAGAGGGTTGCTAATTCCTATTAATTCTGAAAAAGCAAGTAATTATAAAGTTATGGCGATGCAGACAGCCATAAGATATGACGAAGATTTTTTCCCATATTCACCAACACAAATTTTTGAGATTGAAAGTAAAGATAATCTTATTAAATTTTTTATGGTTGCCAACCATCCTAGTGGAAAACGTGCAAAAATATATGCAGTTAATGGCAAAACAGGAAGAATTGAAAATGGTATTGGGTTTTATTTAAATGGAAATATTGTTAAAGAGCCAACGATTACAATTCGAGAATGGTCTATGCTTGGTATTTCTTTTTCAAGTTTATTAAATTTTGGTAATTATATTGGTTCAATTAAAATTAATGGTCCAATCCTTGTTAATTTAGTTTCACATTATAAGTCAACTAATTTGCAAGAAGTACAAAATATAACAGAAAGACCATGGTTTAAAGTTAAATATTCTGGACCATTAACGTTAGATTGGGATTTCTGGGATAGTGCGTATATTTGGCAGGGGGTACTTGTATTATCAAGCACATCTTATTATGGTGTAAAGCCATCTGATATCTATAAGAGTTATACTGGAACCAATAAGATTATTGTAGATGACACAAGATCATTAAAGTTTCAAAATTACCAATATCAGGTTTTAACCGAAGTATTATGGCAGTCCAAAGTCCAAAATGCTGTTTAATATGGTATACTAATGGTTATGGATCTGTCAAATCAAAAGAAAAAGCGTAAGAATCTGCCAAAAATGAAGGGGCAGGTCGGAGAATCTCGAATCAAAGTAATCGATAAACACTATGATTGGGGCCTATATGTTTATAAGAAGGCTAACGGGAAGTGGTTTACTGATGGAAATGGTTCTGTTCTGAACATAGAGTCCATGAAAGGCGATATTGGACAGATCGCAAAACTTAAAGAAGCAGCAATTTATTACGGTGATGATGGAGATGGCCAATGCATCTTTGTTCCTGGTCTTACTAGAATTTCAGAAGAAGAATATTCAGAGCAAAAGCAAAGATTACAAGAAGGGCTAATTCCATCTATGAATGACCTGGGTGCTTGGCATGCTGCTCAACAAACCCACAACAAATATGGAAGTGAAGAATAATGTCAGAAGATAATGAATATATTTTAAGAGCAAGAACAGACGATCTTCCTGCACCAGATGATACCTTTAAAAAGGCAGATCCATTTAATAAGTCTTGGGATGAACTAAAAGTTTTAACTGGTTTAGATAATAATTTTAAGCGTCGTGCTTCACGCATGTCTAAGGTAGATGTTTCACAAACCTATATGGATAATGCAAAGGCAGAGAACAATGGTATTGGTGGAGCAAAATCAAAAGAAATTAATCCAGGTACTGTATATAGAAATGGTTATGGTTTGTTTGATGTCATTACACCACCATGGAATGTTTATGAATTAGCAAGTTTATATGACACATCATTTGCAAATCACTCTGCTATTAATGCAAAGGTAGAAAACATTGTAGGACTCGGATATGATTTTGAAATATCTCCAAGAACAATGATTAAGTTAGAAGCAGCAGAAGCAAAGACTGCAGAGAATGCTAGACGAAGAATTGAAAGAGCAAAGATCGAAGTTCGTGATTGGCTTGAATCATTAAATGATGAAGATTCATTTACAAAAACAATGGAAAAAGTTTACACTGATTTACAAGCAATTGGTAATGCTTATATTGAAATAGGCAGAACTGTAAAGGGAGAAATTGGATATGTAGGACACATTCCAGCAACTACTATGCGTGTACGTCGTTTACGTGACGGTTATGTACAGGTAATTGGAAATAAGGTTGTTTACTTCCGTAATTTTGGTGCAAAGAATGCAAACCCAGTTACTGCAGATACACGTCCAAATGAAATTATTCATTTCAAAAAATATTCACCATTAAATACTTTCTATGGTGTACCAGATATTATTTCTGCAATTAATTCTTTACATGGTGATCAATTAGCGTCACAATATAATATTGATTACTTTAGCAATAAGGCTGTTCCAAGATATGTTGTAACTCTTAAGGGTGCAAAGTTATCCGCTGATGCAGAAGATAAAATGTTTAGATTCTTACAAACTGGATTAAAGGGACAATCTCATAGAACTCTTTATATTCCTTTGCCAGGAGATTCTGACACTAATAAAGTTGAATTTAAAATGGAACCAATTGAAAACGGAGTACAAGAAGCATCGTTTGAAAAGTATCGTAAGCAAAATCGTGATGATATTTTAATTGCTCATCAGGTTCCAATTTCTAAATTAGGCGGATCTGATTCTTCTGCAATCGCAGCAGCACTTGCACAAGATCGAACATTTAAAGAGCAGGTAGCAAGACCAGAACAATCATATCTTGCAAAATCTATCAATAGAATTATTCGTGAAAAGACAGATATTTTAGAGTTTAAGTTTAATGAATTAACATTAACTGATGAAATCGCACAGTCACAGATTCTTGAGAGATATGTTAAGACACAAGTTATTGTTCCAGATGAGGCTCGTGAAATACTTGGTATGCCACAGAGACCAGACGGTGGAGGATCAGAACCTTTCCAACCTAAACCAGACAATGCTGATAGAGCAAGAGACGGTGAGCGTTTGAATAACCAATCTGATGGATCTGCAACAGTATCTGGACGTAATCCAAAGGGTGAGGGTAGAGCGTCTCAATAAATGAGAAACAATAAAAAAGGGCTCTATAATATATACTAGTATGACTATATCTAAAGCCCACTGGAATACAGATGGCGAAAATCTTCGCCTTTCAATGCCACTTACCAAAGTAGACAAAGAACGTCGCATGGTAACTGGATTTGCTTCGTTAGATAACTTAGATAAGCAATATGACATAGTCACAGCAGAAGCATCAGTTGCTGCTTTTAAACGATTCCGTGGCAATATTCGTGAAATGCATCAACCATCAGCAGTAGGCAAGATGGTTTCATTTAAAGAAGATAAATACTTTGATCCAGAAACAAAGAAAATGTATAACGGTGTTTTGGTTACTGCATATGTTTCTAAAGGTGCACAAGATGCATGGGAAAAAGTTTTGGACGGTACATACACAGGATTTTCAATTGGTGGAAGAATGAATAAGTGGGACGATGCTTATGATGAAAAAGCAGATGCACAAATTAGAATTATTAAAGATTATGAACTAGTAGAATTATCTCTAGTAGATTCACCAGCAAATCAATTTGCAAACATCGTATCTGTTGAGAAGGTCGATGGAATAGATGTTGTTAAAGGTGAAATTGCAGATGTAGTTGTAGAAAATGTTTTCTGGGACAAGGAATCTGGAATTGTAATGGTTTCACAAAATGAGTCAGAGGTAAGCCCAACAACTGGCAATCAGATGGAAAACATAGGTTTCGTTGAAAAAAACGACAACGAAAAAGTAAACATGATAAAGTTCTTAGTTGATAGTGCTAAAGGCATTAATACTTCTAAGATTAACAAGGAGGTAAATCCTATGACAGAAGAAACAACAAACGAAGCAACAGTTGAAAAGACTGACGCTGTTGTGGATAACGTTGAGGTCGCTCCAGAGGTAGATACAAAGGCAGATGCTGTTGTTGCAGAAGAAACAAAGTCTGATTCTGTTGAAGCAACTGAAGAAGTTGCAAAGGCAGACGAAGTAGCAGAAGTTTCTGATACACAGGAAGTTGCTGAAGAAGTATCTAAGTCAGATGATGTTATGGAAGCAGTTAATGCTATTTCTTCAACAGTAACTGAAATTAACAAATCTCTAGAAGCCTTTAGCGATCTAGTATCAATGGTAAAGTCTTTGCAGGCAGAAGTAGAAATGCTTAAGTCTACAAAGGTAGATATTGATACAGCAAAAAATTCATTTGATGCAGTAGCCAAAGATATTGCTGCAGCAAAAGAATATTACAATGAGTTTGGAAAGCGTGTAGACGCAGTAGAAGCAGAAACCGCATTCCGAAAGTCTGGCGATCTAGGCGAGATCGTACAGGAACAGCCTGCAATGGTTGAAAAATCCCTATGGGGCGGTAGTTTCCTCAAAACAGCCGACTTATTTCGATAAGTAAAATTCACTAGGAGGTGACAATATGTCGGAAGAAATTAAGAAAAATCAACCAGGTACAA